TCCGGTGACTACGCGCAGATCAACAGCACCGGAGAAGACGCTGTGATTATGTGCGCAGGCAGAAAATCAAAAGCAAAAGGCAAAAAGGGGAGCTGGATCACGCTTGCGGAATGGGTGAAAGATGAAGAAAAAGGACGCTATGTGCCGATCTGCGTAAAAACAGAGCGTGTAGACGGCGAAAAAATCAAAGAGGACACTTATTACACGCTGAAAAACGGAGAATTTTCGGAGGTAGAAGAATGAAACATTATGAATATGCAGGAATGGACGTAAGCACAGAAAAAAGTGTAGAGGACTGCGCAAGATGCTATATCGAAGCAGTACGCCGGTATCTGGAATCTGAAAAATTCCCGCAGGTTGAGACAATCGCGGCGATTCTTGGACTGAGAGAAGTGGAGGTGCAGCCATGTGGGACAGCGACGAAAACGGAAGAAGAGTTCTGATCTGTGATTTTTGCGGAGAGGTCATTGAGCCTGCGAAGCCGGGGTATTACGGTGAGGACTATGTAGAGGTCAATGGCGAGTGCATCCACACAGAAAACTGCATGGATAGATGGATTCATGAGCACAGAAAGGAAGCTACGTATGGCGAAAATAGATGAGAAAATCATGCAGATTCAGACGCGGATCAAGGTCCCGAAGAATCACATTAATGAATTCGGAAATTTCAAATACAGAAGCGCTGAGGATATCATGAGAGCGTTGAAACCGATGGAAAAAGAGCTGTTATTATCAGTGCAGATCACCGACGAAGTGGTAGCAGTAGGAGCGAATGTGTATATTCGGGCAACGGTGACGGTATATGACCTGGAAAGCGGAGAAAGCCGCAGTACAAGCGCATTTGCACGGGAACCGGCGGCCCCGAAAGCGAAGATGGACGAGAGCCAGACCACCGGTTCTGCATCGTCCTACGCGCGGAAATATGCGCTCTCGGGCATGTTCCTGCTCGATGACAGTATTGATCCGGATTCCAACCGGGCGATTGACAGCGGGGAGCCTTGCACGGATGCGCAGGAAAAGACCATCCGGGATCTGGCGGTCAAACACAATGTCAATCTTGAAGAACTGTATAAAAGACAAAAAGTTAAGAACGGCAGCCCGACGGCGATGCAGGCCGGAAAGATTCTTAACATGTTCAAGAAACAGCTCGGGGGTGAGTGATGCACGCCCTGGCTGAAATCGTAAAATCCGTGGAAAAAGACGGTGATACGTGGCTTGTAGTGCGGCTGCCGAAAAGCAGGCTGAAAGAAGAAATTGAAAATAAAACCATCACGAACACAGAAATGCGTTTTGACGATGGGCGGCACATCTCCAATCTGCAGCGGAAGAAAGCATACGCGACCATCCGGGATATAGCTATTGAGTTGGGCTATCTCCCGGAGGAGATGAAAGAGATTATGAAATGCAATTACATGATCGAGACCGGAGAGCCGTATTTCTCCCTTTCAGACTGTTCGATGGGGACGGCGCGGGATTTCATCACGTTTCTGATGGATTTCGTGCTTAAAGAGGGAATACCGCTCTCAGACAGCGGAATAGAGCGCGCGGATGATGTCGGGAAGTACCTGTACGCGTGCATCAAGCACAGAAAATGCGCGGTGTGCGGGAAAGATGGCGAAATCCACCATGTTGATACAATCGGCATGGGAAATGACCGGCGGCGGGTGGATGATTCTGGATACCGGAAAATCTGCCTGTGCAGGACGCACCACACGATCGCGCATCAATGCGGAATGCCGAGCTTCGAAAAAATGTATCACGTATACGGAATTATTGTAGATGATAACCCGGATGGGAAGTCATAGAGTCCAGCATGGAACTGTCAACAGAGTATCTCAAAACGGTTCATGTTTTATACGTCACGACAAAAAAGGCGGCTGGCTGGAGCCGCCGGAAAGGGGCAGAGATGCCGATTAACAGCAAACAGAAAGGGAAACGCTTCGAGCTGGAGCTTTCCAGAAAGTTCCGGGAGTATGGCTACACGGAGTCCCGCCGGACCGCGCAATACTGCGGAAATACCGGTGGCGCATCCGATGTTGTAGGCCTCCCGGGAATCCACGTGGAAGCGAAACATCAAGAGCGAATGCAGCTCTATGATTGGATGGATCAGGCGAAACACGACGCGAAAGAAAGTGGAAAAGACGTTTTGCCCACAGTATTCCACAAAAGAAACAATCATAAGATCCTAGTCACGATGGAACTCGACGACTGGATGACAATATTCCGCGAATACGAAGCGGGAATGAGTCTGAAAGAAGGTGCGGACGATGGGCGAGGTTAAGTGGGTTAAGATGTCGATAGACATGTTCGATAATCGAAAGATCAAGTATCTGCGCGGCCTGCCGGAGGGAAACAACATCGTTCTTATCTGGGTCATGCTGCTGACTCTGGCAGGGCGGTGCAATTCCAATGGATATATTTTCCTTACCGAAAACATCCCGTACACTCCGGCGATGCTCGCAAATGAGCTTGGATTCCCAGAAAGTACTATTCTGGTAGCCATGAAAGCGCTGGAAAGTATGGGAATGATAAGCCGAAACGAGGAAAACACGCTTCTGATCCCTGGATGGGAAGAACATCAGAACGTAGCCGCGTTGGAACAGATCCGGGCGAGCAACCGGAAACGGCAGGCGCGGTACAGGGAACAGGCGAAAATAGAAGCTGTGGAGCAGGAAACACCGCCGCCAGTAGAGGAGAAGCAAGAGGAACACAAAGAACCAGAAGAGCCGAAGCCGTCGAAAAAGGCGGAGGAAACCAGAGAAGCAAAGATTCTTTTCGAGCGGTTGTGGAGCCTGTATCCGAACAAAAAAGGCAAGGGGCAGGTAAGTGATACAGCAAAGAAAAAACTGCTTAAAATCGGGCATGAAGAGCTTGAGAGAGCAATTCAGAGGTATAAGACGGAACTGGAAAAGGAGGACTGGAGAAAGACGCAGTACGGCAGTACCTTTTTCAATTCTGGTTACGTGGACTATCTCGACGCGAATTATGAGCCAGGAAAAAGAGAGACGACGAAGCAGCAGAAAGAAAACAAATTCAACAACTTCAACCAGCGGGACTATGATTTCGCGGCATTGGAGCAGGCATTGACAGGAGGTTAAGCATGGTATCAGTACTCAAAACAGCAATTATCTGCGCAACAGTAGCGTTTTGCTTTTACCAAATGATGAAATAATAAGAAAAGGACAGGGGAGGGACCTATGAGCAATAAATTGAAGAAAAAGCCGTCAACGCGGTTAAGCCCTGAGACGATGACAGCCGCAGAGGTAAGCGGGATCACAGGTGTCAAGCTCGAAATCCTGCGGAAATGGGTGGACAGGATGCAGAGAAACCTGTCCGAAGCCTACCAGAAAGAAGCACAGGAAAAGCTGCTGAAAGCAGAGGACTGCATCAGCGCGGCGAACGTCGTGTGCTCGGCACTGGCGATCTATGAGACCTGGGGGTACAAAAAGGCGCTTGACCGGTACATGGACAACTACACTGCGGCAGTACGGAAGATGAACAGTGTAGGTCTGGTTAAGATGTACGAGGAGCTGCACGAAAAGACCGGCGCGACACTGGAATTTGAGGATATGGATCTCGCAAAAGAGTTTGGCTTTGGAGGGGCGGAAGAATGAAAGAAACGAAATACGATAAAAACAATTTCCCGGATGCTCTTCTGAAAGAATGGGATAAAACGAGAAAACAGATTCTCGGAAAGGCAGGAAAAGAGAATGGAGATCATCGGAATTGTTCTGTTCTGCGCGGTGATTCTCGCGTCAGCAAAACTAATGCTTGACCCGCCGGATCGGAAAAAAGATCCGAAAGAGGATGAGGAGCAAATTGAATTTCTGAACGAGTGGAACAAGAAACATAAAAAATAACAAACACAAAGAAAGGAGCCAGCCTCCGGCCGGGGCAAGGGTATACCGGGCTTCTGAATGAAATGGGAGAATTAAGCACAGAAGAATGGAAAAAACAGAAGAAGATACAGAGAGCAATTTTTACGGCGAAGCAGAATCTGCCGTATGAAGTGAAACTTCGTCGCCAAGCCAGAAGAGCATGGGAGTTCTGGGCAGAGATGGAAAGCCAGGATAAGAGCTGCCATGTGAGCGTCGGCGGATTGGACAGTATTACGCTGTATATCTGGTTGCACAGCCTCGGCATTCACGTTACAGGAATTACAGTGTCTGGCATTGAGGATCAGAGCATCCAAAAGGTACATAGAGCGCTTGGACTTGAGATTGTAAAATCGTATAAGAGCAAGGTCACGATCTTGAATGAGATTGGATTTCCGGTTATTAGCAAGAAGATCGCCGGGCGGATCAATACGCTACAGAACCCGACAGAGAACAATAAAACGGTGCGGCATGCGATCATCACCGGTGAATGCGGTGCACAGGGGCATTATGCCAAGAACAGCCGCATGCAGTTGCCACAGAAATGGCTGAGATTGTTTGGTGGTTATGAAAACGAGAACGAGGGTGTCAACTATGGCAAGCCTGAGCCGGACATTAAAATTTCGAATGAGTGTTGTTACTGGCTAAAAGAGAAACCTTGCGACGACTGGGCGAAGAACCATAACAGCAGTCCTTACCTTGGAATCATGGCAAGCGAAGGGGGACAGCGTGAAGAGGCGCTGATCGATCATGGCTGCAACTACTACGGAAAGACCGTGACACGGTCTGCTCCCTTTGCGATCTTCATGCGGCAGGATATTCTGCAGTTGGCGCAGGATATGGACCGCTGGTACCATGAGCATCTGGCGCTGTTCGAGAAGCTGTATCATGCGCAGCCATACGGCCGGAATAAGGACGGAAGTCCGAAAGAATATGTTCCGCTGGAATCCATCGTGCCGGAAATCTATGGAACGATAGCGAAGCGGCAGAATGGAGAACTTTACACAACAGGAGCACAGAGAACCGGCTGTAGCATGTGCGGTTTTGGAATTCATCTGGAGCAGCGGCCGCACCGGTTTGACAAGCTCCGGGAGCGCAACCCGAAAGAATGGGAATTCTGGATGTATCGCTGCTGCACAGATCCAAACACTGGCGAAAAATATGGCTGGGGAAGGGTGCTGGACTATATCGGCGTGGAGTGGGAGGACATTCCGACGGTGCAGATGAGCTTGGAGGATTTTCTGAAATGAAAGAGTTGATTATAGATTGCTTTGCTGGCGGAGGCGGTGCCTCCGTGGGCATTGAGATGGCACTGGGGAGACCGGTAGATATTGCGATCAATCACGATCCGGATGCCATATTGATGCATAAAACCAACCACCCGACCACGCTGCATCTGACAGAGGATATTTTTAAAGTCAATCTGCGTAAATACGTCAAAAATCGTTTGCGTAGGAGGTGAAAAAATATGCTGATTCCAACGGTAAAAGCGAAAGAATTTGAAAAATTTGGTTTTAAAAAATGCAAAGGAATATCGAGTGACCTCGAATGCTATTATCTGTGCGTAGCAAGAGGAAAAAAGATGCTTTTTGTGAGTAATGTATACTTTGAGGTAAATGATTGGAGAGATGATGACCCGAGAATTCACGCGAATCCTAATTGCAGGTACAGAAACAGAAAAACAAGCCTTGATATTATTTACGAGCTGATCAAAGCGGGGATGCTGAAAAGCAGTTTTGAAAAAGAAAGAAGGTGAAACCGATGGAGCAGTACAAAGAAGACAACTGCCCATACCTAAAAGTAGGGGAGCGGGTGCCGAATCTGAATATCGATGACAGCCAGGAACAGTTGAGATTTGCATGAGGAAAAAGGAGAAGGAATGATAATTAAAAGTCAAAACAAAGATCTCGTGGTGGATACAAACGGAAATGAATTCCGTATGTTCTGCGGATCGGATGGCCGGTACGCTATTGAGACAAGAGCGGGCGTATTGGGAGTCTATAAAACCAAAAAAAAAGCAGAAAAGGTCCTTGATGAAATCGCTGAGCAGATTGGATGTTGTAAAGCGGATGAGATCATCTATGCGGGGCGAGGGATCGGTGGACTCCGTGTAACGGTATATCAAGCTCTTGCAGAGGAATACGTATATCAAATGCCAGAAGAAGAGGAGGAAGATGATGCTGATTAGAAGACAGGACAAGAAAGCAATCTTCAATATTGATACTTGCAGAGTGCTTTATGTGGCTGAGACGGTTGGAGGTTGTTTTAAAATCTGCGCAGACCAATTTGAACAGCTTGGAACTTACAAAACAGAAGAAAGAGCAATGGAAGTTTTGGACATGATCGCAACGCAGAGTGCGTTATGCAACGCAGGAGTTGCTGCGTATTTAATGAATATGCCGGATGAGTGAAGATGGGAAGAGTGAAAAGACTTACAGAAGATTCTTTTGACGGTACCGCACATATTAAGCTGTGCGGTACCAGTTGCCCGTACGACGGGGAATACTGTGCATCAGATGAATGCCGAGTACTAAACGAGGTAGCCGAAAAGTTGGCGCGGTATGAGAGACTGGAAGAACAGATCGCGGAGTCGGCAGAACAATATATACAAAAAGGAATTGCTATGCCTTATGCTGTAATGCCAGAAGTGACAAGAGGAGTAGTTAAAACGGTCTTTGAAGGGTTTGGAGGAGGTGAGGAAGAATGAGTAGAGCATACAAATGTGACAGATGTGGCGCACTGTATGAGTCGTATGAGGGAGAGAATAGAGATGATGTATTAAAGCCAACTAAAGTAATGTTTCGTTGTACTACAAAAGATAGACATTATTATGATACACAGTTTTTTGACTTGTGCCAGAAATGCATGAAAGAAATCTTAGAAATCATGAACTTGGATGAAGAAGGAGAGAAAAAATCAAAATGACTAAAGAAGAACTTGTGATAGGGAACAGGTATAAGATCCGCCGCCCGTCAATCGCGGATGGCAACGTAAATTCGTATCAGTGGAGCGATGCAACTTTGGTTGATATCTCTACACATATTGCGGTATTCAGTGTGGGAGAGTATTGCGTCACCTACAAATTCTGCCAGTTAAGAGATGAGGTAAAAGAAGCGTAACGCAGAAAGGAGCTGCACCATGAGCATTCGGAACACATTTTTGAAAGATTACGGGATTTCGAAAGAACTTGGGGATAAGATCGTATCATATTGCAAAAACGCGCACGACTACGACCAGAATCTTATCTTGCAGGCCGCACAGAAGACTTGCCCGGAGATATCGAGTGCCCTGTTCGCGAATCTGACGCTCGGAATTGGGTATGACCGGATCAGCCAGGTGCAGTACATCCCAATGCAGCGGAAAGATTTCCAGGGATACAGGCGCAAGACAATCGAGGAACTGTATAGATTGCTGCTTCTGCATGGGAAGGAGTTAGAATGATAATCGGATGGAAAGAAGTAAGCGAAATTTTGGTGCGTACGAAAGAGAATGAGTTGAATAAAAACGTCATCGTAAAAAACGGTTATGATGTGGATCTTTGGCCATCAGCGGAGAAAAAATCCGAAGAAACGGAAAAATAATCTGATATTAAGCACAAAAAGGGTACAACGAAAATCCCCCATACAAGTACACTAAGAATAGAAGTGTATTAGTATGGGGGTGATTTTTATGCCTACAAACAAGACTTACGACAATCTCGAGAAAATGATCTTCTCCGGCGTGGGAGAATACGGGATTCCAGAGATTATCCCGGAGCAGTACGAACCGTGTGAGTGGATCGGATTTAACTACGCGGTCAGCACAGCGAAAAGAGCCGGGAAAGGAGTTCATTTCTTCTTGGATGACTACCAGTTCGAGCGGGTGTGGAATAACCCGGACAGGTATATTGAGGTACTGAGAGACTATGACTACGTGCTTTCACCGGATTTCAGCATGTACACGGACTTTCCGAAAGCCATGCAGATTTACAACCATTACAGAAAACACTGGTGCGCGGCATATATGCAGATGAATGGACTTCGGGTAATACCTACGATCGCATGGAGCGACGAAAACTCATTTAGTTGGTGCTTTGATGGCGAGCCGGTGGGAAGCGTGGTGGCAGTATCCAGTGTGGGAACGCAGAACAGCAAGGCGAAAAAAGCGGCATTCCTGCGGGGATATGAAGAAATGATGAAACGATTATCACCGGAGCATGTGATCTTCTTCGGGAAAGTTCCGGAAGAACTGGAAGGGGACGTGGAAAAGGTCGCGGCATTCCAGGAGAGATACAAGAAGGAGGGAATCTAGTTGGGCGGACGAGGGGGGGGCAAGCGGCATAGGCAAGAAAAGCCAATCCGCGTTGGACCCGAAAGCGAAAGAGCAGACGATCACGACATTCTACCGCCGGAAGTCTATCTATGGTCCACACTATAGAGATGATGTGTATGAAGCGGTAGAACAAAAGAACGAAAAAGGCGGAATAGAGATTGTAAAAGCCTATGGAACGTTCGACAACAGCAACCCGAAAGCGAACACCAAAGACGTGACGTATAAAATCCAACATGGTATTGTGAGCTACGATGATTCCAGGGGAATTGAAAGCTATGGTATCAGATGGGACAAAGTAAACAGCGTTTCGGGACAAACTTACAACATACGAAGCATGTTAAAAGAAAAAGGCTTTCGGTGGGACGGCAAAACAAAGAGTTGGGTAAAGAAATAAAGCTGCAGGAAAGGGAACAGAGATGATGGAATGGCGAACGAACAAAACTTAATACCGACAAACCGGAGAAGTAAGAGCGAGGTAAGAGAGAACGCCAGAAAAGGCGGTATCAAGTCTGGACAGGTGCGCAGGCAGAAAAAGACCCTTTCCGAACTGGCTAAGATGATAGCCGAGAACCCGGCACCTGCGCAGGCAAAAAAGTCTCTAGCAAAGCTTGGAATTGACGATGAAAACGCGAACAACAACGCGCGGATCGTAGCGTCGGTGTACAGTAAGGCCATCGAGGGAAACATGATGGCTGTGGAGAAGTGGGAGCAGCTTGTAGCGGATAAGAAAGCAGATACAGTAGCATATGAACTGCCAGCAAGGGTGATTGGAAAAGCATTCGTTGACATCAACCGTAAGATCGAGCCGAATATTGAATATGTATTCGAAGGCGGGCGCGGCGGTCTGAAATCATCCTATGTGGCGTTCAAAATCGTTGAAATTCTCAAGAATAACCCTCAGATGCACGCCTGCATCACGAGACAGGTGGCTGGAACACTGAAAGATTCCGTGTATGCCAACATGAAATGGGCGATAAATGAACTTGGGCTGATGGAAGAGTTCGAGTTTAAAGTATCTCCGCTAGAAATAAAATATGTAAAGACTGGACAGACGATATACTTTCGCGGGCTGGATGACGAAACAAAACTGAAATCCATTAAGCCCGAATTTGGTTATATTGGAATCCTCTGGAAAGAGGAGAAAGACCAGATGAAAGGCGACGCACAGGAGCGTTCCGTGAATCAGTCAGTTTTGCGAGGAGGTGACATATCCTATGATTTCTCATCCTACAACCCTCCCAAAAGCAAAAGTAACTGGGTCAACCGAATTAAGCTCGTGCCGAATCCGAAAAGAGTGATACACCACTCGTGCTATACAGACGCGCCGCCGGAATGGCTCGGAAAGAAGTTCATCGAGGACGCGGAACATCTAAAAGAAGTCAATCCGGAAGCGTACGAGCATGAGTATCTCGGCATCCCGAACGGAGACGGCGGAAACGTGTTTGAATATCTGGAGATCCGAGACATCACAGACGAAGAGATTAGCCACATGGACCGTATCTATCCAGGCGTTGACTTCGGATGGTACCCGGATCAGTACTGCTACCTGCGGACTTACTACGATTCGGCGCGGGAGAAAATCTATCTCATTGACGAACTATACGTGAATAAGTGGAGCAATGAGAAAACAGCAAAATGGATCAAAGAAAAAGGGTATGATGACTATACGATTATCTGCGATTCCGCGGAGCCTAAGTCCGTAAACGACTATAGGGATGCCGGACTCCCAGCCAGGGGAGCAATCAAAGGACCGGGAAGCATTGAATACGGATTCAAATTCCTGCAGGCACGAACGTTAGTCATTGATCCGAAGCGGACACCGCACGCGTACAAAGAAATCACGGAATACGAATACGACCGGGATAAGGACGGGAACGTTATCAGCGGATATCCAGACGGTAACGACCATGCTATCTCGGCTTTGCGTTATGCGTATGAGCCATTATTTAATCGCAGGGGGTATAGTGCATAATGTGCGAATTTTGCGATGAGTTGAAGAATTGGAAAACCTTAGAAAGATTCGATCAGCGTGCACGGTACGTCTATCAGTGTAAGCTGATACGCAAGACGATGGTTGAGACAAGAGCGGCGGGGAGCATCGAGGGAACGCCGCATAACGTCAATTATTGCCCGATGTGTGGCAGAAAAGTGACAGAGGGCTAGGAATGGGACTGATAACAACTATTAAGAGGTGGCTAAGCATGTTTTTTCGAAGCGAAGCGGAGCAGGCGTTTAATGTTGATGTGATCGAATCCCCGGTAATGGATACGGTAATTAAAAAATGCGCTGCTGTTTATTCCGGAGAACCGCCGTGGAAAGATGTAAAAAACGGCATCCGAACAATTAATTTTGCAAAATCGTTAAGCTCCGAAACAGCGCGGCTTGCGACACTAGCAATTAAAATCACAATCGAGGGATCAGCAAGGGCGGAGTGGCTGCAGCAACAGACGGATGCAGTGTTTTTCAGTATCCGAAAATGGGTGGAATATGGCTGTGCGTATGGAACGGTAGTCATCAAGCCGAACGGGAAGACACTGGATGTATTCACGCCGGATGAAGTGCTTATAACCGATTATGATAACCAGAATATCACCGGAATGATATTCAAAGATACGTACACGCAAGGAAAATGGTACTACACGCGGCTGGAATATCACCGATTTGCAGAAGAGAAGCAGGGCGAGGAAACAGTACGCCCTTACTATATTTCCAACCGGGCGTATCGGTCGAAATCTCCCGATTCAATCGGCGATCCTGTGGCACTGAAAGATACGAAATGGTCTGAGCTTATGGCAGACTCCCCGCCGATTCTGAAAGCGAACGGAGAAAGCCTGGATGGCCCGATGTTTGGCGTATTCGTGACACCGCAAGCGAACAACGTGGACAAATCAACACCGCTCGGCCTGCCGGTATATGCAGAAGCGCTAGAAGAACTGAAAGATCTTGATATTGCGTATTCCCGCATGACCGGAGAAATCCACGACAGTGAACGAATCGTTCTGGCAGATGATCGGTTATTGTCTCCGGCTGGCACTCCGGTTAATAAGGTGAACCCGGGAGCTGCCGCAACAAAGAACTTGCCGAAGTACGTTCGAAACGTCTACGGCGAGGGGCCGGATTCTTTCTACCAGGAAATCAACCCGACACTCAACACAGAAGTGAGGGTTAAGGGAATCAATGCGTTATTGTCGCAGATCGGCTATAAGGCTGGATTCTCCAACGGCTATTTCGTGTTCGACCAAAAAACCGGTATGGTAACAGCAACGCAGGTTGAATCCGATGACCGGCGGACGATCCAATACATCAAGGATGTGCGGGATCAGCTCGAGAAGTGCATGGATGCCGTCTATTACGCGTTGAGTGTCTATGCGGATCTGTACGGCGAGAGTCCGGCAGGGGAATACGAAGTAACGTATGATTTCGGAGATATTACGTACAACCGCGAAGAGGACCGTGCACGCTGGTGGGGTTATGTGACTGCCGGTAAGGTACCGGCGTGGATGTATTTCGTCAAGTTCGAGGGATTCTCGGAAGAAGACGCAAAGGCAATGGTCGAAGAAGCCACTCCGAAAGAGGAAGAGCTTTTTGACAGCAAATATAAGGAGGAATGATAACATGGATATGAGTGGAGTAGCAACAGTAGTCTGCATCACAGTAGTCTGCTATCTGGTAGGCATGGTGATGAAAGCAACGGATATTAGCAACAAGTGGATTCCGTGCGCAGTAGGATTGGCGGGAGCGGTGCTTGGCGTTGTTGGTATGTACACAATCCCGGACTTTCCGGCGCATGACGTGCTTAATGCGGTAGCTGTCGGCATCGTCAGCGGACTTGCGAGCACAGGCGCGAACCAGATTATCAAACAGGCACAGAAAGAGGAATAAGACATGCTTACCCCGGAGTATCTGCAGCACGCGGCAGAGGGCGCAGAAGCCATCACAGAGGATTTACACAACCGGATCATGCGTAGGATCGTCAAGGCTATTTTAACACGCATGGAACGCGGCGAAAACTACATGCTGACGGCGGCGGACAAGTGGAGAATCGAAGCACTGCAGGAAGCTGGCTATCTGCTGGAAGATATCCAGAAAGAGATAGCAAAGGCGACCAATCAGCAGCTATCAGAGATCAAATCAGCCTGCGTTGACGCGGGAATACAGACGCTCAAGTGGGACGACGCGGTATATAAGGCGGCTGGGCTGGTACCTACGCCGCTTCTTCTTTCCCCCACACTGATGCGCGTACTGGAAAGAGACTATAAAGCGACCGCGGGCACATGGCGGAACTTCACCCGGACGACCGCGGAAGAAGCGCAGAGACTCTTTATCAACGAGCTTGACAGCGCCTATCACAGGGTTCTGAGCGGCGGAGAGTCTTACGGCGCTGTGGTGGCTGATCTGATCGAGAAAGTGTCCGAGGAGGGGCTGACAGTCAAGTACCCGACAGGATACCGGCAGAGCCTTGAATCTGCGACCATGACCATCGTACGCACCGGTATAGCGCAGGCGGCGTGCGATGTATCAGAAGCGCGGATGGAGGAGATGGACTGGGATATTATTCTTGTTTCTGCTCATGTAGGCGCACGAACGGGAGACGGCGGGCAGAACCCGGGAAATCATCTTTGGTGGCAAGGACGATTCTATTCCCGAACCGGAAAAAACAAGAAATACCCGAATTTCTACGAGGTGACCGGATACGGCACCGGCGAGGGGCTGGGTGGCTGGAATTGCCGTCATAGCTTCGGATCGGGAGACGGAAAGAACAACCCATTTGACGCTAAGAACATCTCATACGCAGATAATCGTAAGGTTGAAGAAGCACAGAAGCGGCAACGATTGTTGGAGCGCAGAATACGAAACAGCAAAAGGCAAATTCAAACATTGCAATTTGCTATAGACAACGCAAGCGACGATGAGACGAAAAGTAAATTGCAAAGTAGAACAGAGCAAAAAGCTAATTTGCTTAGTAAGCAAAATAAAGTATATCGCAAGTTTTGCGAAGATAACAACCTGCGCCCTTATGATGAGCGATTGAAAATAGCCCATTGGGACCGAAAACAGGCAGCAAGAGCCGCAGCGGATGCACGGCGATATCAAAAACGCAAAAAGGAAAAAGCAGATGATTGAGACGATTAATCAAATCATGATTCTCTGCGGCTGGATAACTACAGTAGGTGGCGCGATTGTGGTTCTGACTGGAGCATGGAAGAAATTCAAAAAGCCCGAGAGGGATCTGGAAAAGAGGATGCAGACAATAGAGGATGATATCAAGGATATCAAGTCAAAACTTGAGAAAGATTATACCTCTATCCGCACCCAACGAGATGATATGAATCTGATAATGAGGAGCATGTTCAATCTGATCGAAAATAAGATTACAGGGAACAACATAGAGGGCTTAAAAAAAACGAGGGAAGAACTTGTAAATGCGATGACCAACAAGAAAAATTAAGAGGGCTTATCTTGAAAGTGTATGAATTCACAGTACCGGAGCTGGAATATTTTCGCACGTATTGTAATTTTACGCGTGACGAACGTACACTTTTTGATTATCGGAGTAGGAATATTCCGCTCGAAAAGTGTGCGGAACTAATGAACATTTCTGTTTCTACTGCAAAACGGATCAGCAGAAACGTAAACACCAAAATCATTAAAGTATGCTGATTGATACTTTTTTGAGCATTTCATGGGACTTTGACGAACTGTCAGAGTCCTTTTTTTGCGCCTAAAATATGAGTAGAAAGAGAACGGAGGGATGAATATGTATCCGTATATTGACCCGCAGGCATTTGCGAACGAACAGGCAATGCTTCAGCAGAGAATTAATCAGTTGGAACAGGCGAGAAACCAGCAGATGAGCATGTATGCACCACAAAGTCAGCAACAGCAGCAGGCGCCGACCAGCAACGTAAATTGGATACAGGTTGCAGGTATCGAGGGAGCAAGAAATCAGATTGTCCAGCCTGGACACACTGCCTGGATGATGGACAACAACAGCCCTGTGTTCTACGTTAAGTCTGTGGACGGCATGGGAAGCGCGACTTTCAAGGTGTTTCAGTTCGCCGAGATCTCGCTAGAAGCCCTAAACCCGGCACAGAGCCAGCCGAAAGAAGAAAGACAAGAATACGTTACGCGGCAGGAATTTGACGCTCTGCTGACGCGATTAGGCGAAAAGCCGGAGAATAAGGAGGAACCCGTATGAATCCATTAATGAGCATGATAGGCAATATGGGCGGCGGTAACAACCCGATGGGCGCGATGATGCAGGCTATGCAGATGGTCAATAAGCTCAAACAGGCGGGCAACCCGCAGGCCGCAGTAGAACAGATGGCGCAGACGAACCCGAATGTTAAAAAAGCTATGGATATGTGCAAGGGAAAGAACCCGAAGCAGGTATTCGAGGAAATGTGCAGACAGAACGGGATGGACCCGGGGCAGTTCTCCGGGCTGATGAAATAAGATATTAGGGCGGTGCACAGCCTTAATAAATAGAAGAATAAGGAGAAAGAACCATGACAGATGGAACAATGGGACTTAGCGCGGCTGATGTAGCAGCCGTAACGAGAAACAATGACGATGACTGGGGCGGTGGCTGCTGGTGGATCTGGATTATTTTACTGGCATTTCTGTTCCCGATGATGGGCGGATGGAACCGCGGCGGCGTTGAAACTGGTGTGCAGGACAATTTCATTTCGGATGAATTTGTGAAACGCGATATTTTCAACACCAATCAGAACGTTTCCAACACTGCTTGCCAGACACAGAGGGACGTATTGGAAAATCGTTACACCAATCAGCTCGGCTTACAGCAGGTACAGGCGGCACAGCAGAATTGTTGCTGTGAAACGCAGAAAGAAATCCTGCAGAGCCGGTATGATGCGGCACTCATGGCACAGAATATGCAGGCGCAGATGGCACAGTGTTGCTGTGACATCAAGGAGAGCATTCTGGCCGATGGAAACGCAACCAGACAGATGATGCAGGAAAACACCATCCAGGCACTTAGAGATAAGCTGTCAGACCGTGACCGCGATCTGCAGAACGCGTACAATCAGATTTCACAGGTTTCTCAGACCCGTACAATCATTGATGCGGTACGCCCGACACCTACACCGGCTTATCTTACATGCTCCCCGTATTTTGCGTACAACATGACAGGATACGGCGGATGCTGCGGAAATGGCGGTAACGTGCTGTGATGAACACAAGCGAGCTGTCCGCACTCGATCTTCTGAACCTGTTCGGTGTATTCCTTCAGGCGATGAATTATCAGAGCGACCTGTCACAGGCAAGCAATGCGGATATCGCAAAACATCTGCAGGAACAGGACAGAAAGTACCTTGACCGGATCATCGAAAACCAAAATAAAATAATCAGCATGTTGGAAGATTCCAAATCTACGAAATAGTAGTTGTGCAAAATTGCAGGGGTAGGCGTGGAGCTTACCCCTGTTTTGTTAAGAAAAGGAGAGAAATTATGTTAAATGTAATTGCCAAAGCAGAACAGACAGTAGCAGCAGGACAGAATATTGTATTCACAAATACCCGCGTAAAATCCCGTCGTTGTGGATGCTCCAGCGGATGGCTGAACCACATCGAGGGAAGCGGAATTTTCACAATAACGAACCGCACGAACCTTCCTATCGCAGTGGAATTACAATTCAACGGCAACGTAACAGCGGCGGCAGCAGGCGCGACCGTGCTTACGCTGAAACTGAACGGAGAAGCGGTTGGAGGAACAGAGATGGACTATACCGTAGTTACGGCGAACACTTATCAGAATGTGAGCGCGGACACGCTGATCCCTGTACCGGCAGGAACAAGCCTTACTGTATCAGTCGGAAATATTTCTACAACCGAAGTCCTGGTAAAAGACGCGAACCTCATCATCAAAAAAGTTGCGTAGGGGGTGACGAATCATGATTACTTTCCGAAGCAAAACAGACGTAACAGATGCGGATGCTATTTTTTCGGAAATCAACAGCCGCTTCGTGGCAGCTATCATGATGCACGGCCAGATGGCAGATTATTTCGATTTTCTCGGGCTGAAAGGTTATAAACGTATACATGAGTACCAGCACATCGCAGAAAGCCTTGAGCGCCGTAAGGTGTGCCGATATTACATCGAACGGCACGGGAAAATTATTCCAGATGCGTTTTCTGGCGAGGTTAAAATGATTCCGGACGGATGGTATGCCGCAAAAAGCATTTCCGTCGGAAAAGGCACTAAGCAGAAAGCCGTAGAGGATGGATTTTCCGCCTATCGTGAATGGGAAGAGGAGACAAAAGCGGTATATCAGAGCTATGCCTCAACGCTACTTGAAAAAGGAAATGTGGAAGATTTCATGCTTGTAGCTTCGCTGATAGATGATGTGGGCGATGAACTGAAAGAGGTTGACAAAATTATTCTTGATCTGATCTCGACCGGCTATGATATGGTCCATATCACTGAGTCGCAGAAAGAATTGAACGAAAAATACAAAAAACGCATGAAAGGAATCGAGGTTGAATGATGGGAAACGTGAAAGAAGTGCTGGAAAAGCAGTTGGAAAGAGAAAAAGAATCTGCGATGCAGAAACTCACGACAGATAACCTTGACGCAATGTTCAAAATCACGACCACGTTATGCAATATGCGAAAAATGGAGTGTGAGAGCATTCCTGCGGCCATGATGGACGCGTCAGAAACGCTGATTAAGAAGTACAGCAATGGAAAATACGATAAGAATATTGACGCGCTGTATGACGAGTACATTGCGGCAAAAATGGCGTACCAGGAACACGGAGACGCGGCGCACAAAGATAAGCTTATGGATTCCGTCGGCCGCCTGATGGTTGAGGTGTTCGATATGCTTCAGGCGATGATTCTTGATGCGGATTTTCGCGACGAAAGACAGGCTATCATGCAGCAGATTCGAAAACTTGCTGATTCGTGATGACAAGATGGGTACAACGAAAAACATTGAATGTAGTACGATAGGAGCGTGAAAAGAAATTGGGATGGGCTTGTAAGTCATTTTGATGTTCAATTCACCTCCTTTCGACGTTCTAGGGGATCCTGTTAAGAGCCTGCACAAGGCTCGGAACGTGTCTGAAATATGCCGCGTTTTCCGTTCCTCGAGCCTTTCTGAAAACGCGGCGTGTTTCTTATTATTGGGAAACAGAAAAGAAGATTGTGTGTTCCTCTTACACTGCCATACATTCAATCTCTTTTGGACTGCTTGATAGGTTCGAATCCTATTTTCCCATTACCCCGGCAGAGGTTGATCTGCCTAAATCCATTACTGCCGACGGGCAGTTAAAAACAACGTTTAGGAGGATAGAAAATGCAGAATTACGAAGCAATTCTTTCAGAACTCGAAATCGAGATTCCGGAAGACAAAAAAGCGGATCTGAAAAAGAAGATGGAAGAAAACTATCGGACCAAATCAGATTACGACAAGGTGGTAACAAAGCGTGATGAGTACAAGAACTCGCTGGACAATGTGCAGAAAGAGCTGGAGGGATTTAAAGACGTGAATGTCGAAGAATTACAGACGAAAGTTACAACCCTCACCACACAGCTCAACGAAGAGAAAGCTGGACGGGCAGCAGATGCCAGAAGGGCAGAAGTCGAAAAACAGGTAAATGAGTTCTTGACGGCTACAGACGAAAAGGGAGCGAAGAAATACGAGTTTTTGAACGATATTACTGCCGACTACTACCGCGCAGAGCTTGCAAAAGCACTGGATGCTGATTCTGCAAAAGGAAAGTCAATTTCGGACATCTTTACAGAGATGATTACCGACAAGAATGGAAAACAGAAAGCAGGGATTTTCACGGATGCCGGAGCCGAAAAGGCAAAGAACAATGCAGCAAAGTTCACACAGCCTACAACCGGCGGCAAGGGCGGCGAGCTTACGAAAGAAACTTTCCGAAAAATGAATCTTGATGAGAGACTTAAATTAAGAGAAGAAGATCCCGAACTGTACGAAGCACTCTCGAAATAACACCGTTATCACGCGATAACGCTTGACCGCAAAAAGTTACGCGGTAGAAAGGAAATATAATGCCAAGAACTGGTACTTTTGGCGGCTTTTCGTTTGATCCGGAGGTGTTCTCCGATTACATGAGCGAGCAGCCGACCTGGAATGACCGAATCTTAGCGTCTGGAATCCTTGTACAGGATCAGACGATCATGGATCTGATCGGAACAAAAGGAAACGTTGCAACACTTCCGTTCTATGTTCCGATTGATGAGGATGAATCTCACGCGCTCAACAATGATGGTGAAACCGACAACACCCCGACTGATATCAGTGGAAAAAAACAGACTTGTATGCTGACCCAGCGTATGAAAGCATGGAAAGCCCAGGATTTCACAAAGGAGCTGACCGGTGCTGACCCGATGACTCATGTTGCAAACTCTGTAGCCGGATTCTATCGGCAGGTAAGAACCCGCGATCTCATGGCCATTGTTGATGCGGTTCTTGCGCTGGACGGTATGAAAGATCATGTTACGGATCTTTCGGCGACGGCATCTTCTGGTGTTACAACCGTAACAGATACAAACAAAATCAATGATACAACACTGATTTTCGCGCAGCAGAAAGCAGTTGGAGACGCAGACGAGAATATGGGTCTGCTGGTCCTTAACTCTTACATCTATGCTCGATACAAGGCTATGGGGCTGGTTGATTACAATAAGTATACAATCACAAATGCTATCGAGCGAGATGTTGAGTTGCCGACGATCGGCGGATTCATTCCGGTTGTATCTGATCGTTTCACTGTAGACACATCTACAGACGTTCCGATCTATAAGAGCTATATGATCGGATCTGGAACGGTGCTCACTTGTGATAAGACTAACTACGAGGACCCGTACTATGCAGACTACGATCCGGAAACCAAAGCCGGTATTCGCAAGCTCTACACAAAACAGGGCTACGTACTGCATCCGAACGGATTCTCAATCAATGCAAATAAAATCGCAAAAGAATCCCCGACCACTGCGGAACTCGGAGCAAAAGCGAACTGGTCACTTGCATTCAATCACAAAAACATCCGTATGGGACTGATTAAGTCCAACGGTTGACGGAGGTATCTGGTATGGCATATGCAGACTATGAATTTTATACAACTTCATATTTCGGCGATACCGTGCCAGAATCCGACTTTCCGCGGTACGCCGAGCGGGCAAGTGATCGAATCGATATTCTGACATTCGACCGGCTTGCCGACGGGCTGCCGGAAAACGAACGTGCACAGAAAAAGATCAAGAAAGCGGTCTGTACACTGGCGGATGCACTTTTTCAGATCGACACCGTAAAAAATGCCGCAATGGAAACAGTAGGAACCGTAAAGAGAGAAGATGGAACGGTCATCAATAAGGCCGTTTCTTCGATTTCTTCCGGCAGTGAAAGCATCTCCTACGTGACTGGAACCAGCGGTATAAATTCCAGCGTCTACGGACAAGCGGCGATGGACAAAAAGGTAGAAAACGTGCTCGTGACACAGATTATTATCGAAAATCTACAGGGCGTTATGACGGATGACGGCGTTCCGGTCCTGTATGCAGGAATGAGGTTGTGAGATGGGTGGAAGAGGTAGCAACAGTGGAATGATGAAAACTGTAAACGGTAAGACGGTAAAACGCTTCAATACCCCCCTAAAGGCTGGAAACCCGTAGAAAATGCTCTTACGAATCCCAAAGGCTATACGTGGTACTCGAATGGAAAATCACGTTTTAGCGGTCAATATGAAACGGCGCTTGTAAAGAATAAGAAGTAGGTGAAACCATGTATGATGAAACCATAACTCTTTTCAATCGGTACGAAGATCAAACCGGGAATGTATTCTGGTATCCGACCGTGCTGCAGCATGTGGATCTTATCACGGATAAGGTCGCAAATATTGTCCGAACCGGCATTGACAGTGCCGATACGGCCAGCCTTCACGTGGCGTACACGCCATATAACGGCACAATTATGGTGCAGGGAAAGAAGTGGTTATCACCGAAAGCCTGGAAAGCTCAGACGAATGAAGAACTCCCGGGAACAATCACTTTTGCTAACGAAGATTTTTTCGTGCTCGGCGATTACTGCGTCAAGAAAGAACAGGCTTATCTTATCGACAATAACGGAGCATACGTGCAGGAGCACGAGAAAAGGCCGATTTCCACAATTGTTGAACGGCAGATGTACGGCGTGGTGAAAGACGCGGAATACACAAGCAGAGTAGACCGCGGCTTCTATGACTACATGAACAAAAAATACGATAATGTGTTTTCCATCAGCAATGTAGGCGGTCCGTACAGGCTTATTCCTCATTTTGAGATAGGGGGAAGATGATGAGTAATACAAAGCATTTCCCAAGTTTTTCGGTTGTGAACGGACACGTTAAGGTGCAAGTAGACCTTACGAGATTCGATAAGCAATTCCGGGAAGCTCAGTTTTGGCTTGACGGGCAGGTTATGAACGATATGATTCCGTACATGCCATTTCGAGACGGAATCATGGTAGACACCACCAGAGTGCGTAGCGCATCCATGCAAGGCACTGGAAAGGTGTGTGCAGGCGCTCCGCCGTATGGTCGATTCCTGTACGAAGGAAAGCTTATGGTTGATCCGGAAACACGCTCAGCGTGGGCGAGACCCGGAGCAAAAAAGGTTGTTACAGACACACCGCTGAAATTTGATAAAACGGCACATCCGTCCGCAACGGATCACTGGTTTGACGCGGCAAAGGCGGCACACGGCAAGCAATGGGTGAAAGGAGTGAAGAAACGTGCCGGAGGAGGTTAAAAAGCTCGTTACGTACGATGTTGACGGTTATGACATCGTAACAAAAGCACTTGAAACTGTTCTGAACACTTTTCCCGGTCTGCAGCCGACCGAAAAGATTAAGTTTTCATTCCTAAAAGAGGATGACGGAATCGCATTCTATCCGGTGAGCGGGGCAGTTGTCGCATCGGAAAAAAAATCGGTCACCGGGATGGTAGATCAGCTCTGCAATTACCCGTTTTTTGTGGTGTACCGTTCCGCACCTACAACGCCTGGAGTCAAGACGGAAATCAAGGAATTTTTGGACACTCTCGGAAAGTGGCTGGAAAAACAGCCCGTGCAGGTGGATGGGGAAGAACATCATCTGAATTCTTACCCTACACTTACGGAAGGAAGAGTTATTGAATCTATAACCCGTCTTACGCCATCTTATCTTGATACGGTGGCGGAGAACAAAGTGGAAGACTGGGTTATCAGTATGTCCTTAAAATATCGGAAAAAATTCAAAAAATAATCATACCGGCACCGATTCGGCAGCCGCTGACCGCGAAAAGTTACGCGGTAGAAAGGAAAAAACATGTCTAAACTGGAGCGTGAAGCAATGGCCACTTACCTTGATTCGACTTTCAAGAGAGTCGTGGCATCCGCAAGCTGGGTGCTGGTAGGTGATGATATTGAGGATATGTCCGTAGAGCTTAACCCGGACACAGAAACAACCAAAAACATTCTCGGACAGACCAAAACGAGAGACAACGGATATGAGCCGTCTATGGATGCTGACCCGTTCTATGCTGATCCGGATAACAAGCTGTATCCGGTGCTGCGAGATATTGCCCTCGAGCGTAAAAAAGGCGACGCTTGTAAAACACTTATGCTAGAGGTCATCGTGGAGGACACAGCGGCAACAAATCATCTTGCTTACGTGCGTGAGGTCATCGTAAAACCGCAGTCTTACGGCGGCGATACTGCAGGTCTCAATATCCCGTTCGCTGTTTCTGAGGATGGCAAATTCACAAAAGGCTACGTAAGCGCAGCTTCTCTTAAAACCGGAACTCCGGAATTTAATGAGGGCGCAGCGCCGGCTTCCGGTAAGAGTACATCTTCCGTTCTGGCGTAAGATCACAAACGAATAGAAAGGAGCTTTTCAATGAGCAACAAACTCGTAAAACCGCAGAGTAACGACATCATTATTGATGATGGCTTAAAAACTTATTACATCAAAAATAAGCAGGGCCATGTATACGGAAAATTTGATTTTCGACCGTCCGACACCAATCTTATCTCACGATATGATGAGGTTGTAGAAAATCTGAACAGCTTTTCAGTGCCGGAAAACGAACCGGCGGACATTAAAAAGGTTGAAAGCATGGTTGCTGATGAGCTTTCCTATCTGATCGGATCGAATTCGAAAGAATCATTTTTCAGCATCTTAGGCCCGTTCTCTCCGCTTGCTTCTGGAAAACTGTTTTTCGAAGAAGTTGTTGACGCTATCGGCCGCGTGATCGAAACTGAGACCGAACACAGGGCGAAGAAAGTTCGAACACGTATGAATAAGTACGTTGCAAAATATCGTAAATAATGGACGCGTGGAGCCTTCCGACATCGCTCAACGTTGCAGGAAAAGAATATCCAATACGCTCAGATTATCGAGTGGTATTGGATATTTTGCAATGTATGAACGATCCCGAGATTTTCGAACCAGATATGACCGAGGACGAAAAGAGGGCGGAACAGGTCATAAGTATGTTAGCTATCCTCTATATTGATTTTGACGATATGCCACCCGGAGAATGGGAAGAAGCTGCGGAAAAAGCATGTGAATTTATTGACTGCGGGTTTTCAGAGGACACAAAGCGAAAAAGGCCAAAATTAATGGACTGGATACAGGATGCAACCATTATTATTCCGTCCATCAATAAGGTTGCCGGAAAAGATGTGCGCGGTCAGAAGTATCTGCACTGGTGGACTTTTTTTGCATTCTACATGGAGATCGGGGAAGGCACGTTTGCTACCGTGGTAAGTATCCGAGATAAAAAAGCCAAAGGAAAGAAACTGGACAAGTGGGAACAGGAATATTACAGAGATAACAAGGCTATCATCGATCTCAAATCGACAAGCGGCCAGAGAAGCGAAGAAGAAAAAGCAGCTCTTAGAGAGCTTTTCGGAATATCAAAATAACTGCCGGAGCATACGGAGCACCGGCACAAACCGTTAAAAGTTACACGGTAGGAAGGAAAAACGCATGGCGGGACAGGCTGACGGTTATATCATTATTGATACGGAGATTGACACCAACGGCGCGAAAGCTGGCAGTAAGGAGCTGGAAGCGAATGTGCGGCAGTGTATCTCGTCTATTAATGGTCTTGGAGACAAGGCCAAAGCATCACTCAACAAACAGGCGAATGCGTTCTCGAAGCTGAACGATCAGTACAGAGAACAAGAAAAAATAGTCGAACAGCTCAAAGAAAAGGTTGCTGAACTCGGAAAACAGCAGATACCGACCGACGAATACAAAGAGATCCAGGCGCAGATAGAGTCTGCTAAGACGCAGATGGACAAACTCATCTATGCGCAGGAAAAATTTGTGGCACTTGGCGGCAGTGAAGACAGCAAAAAGTATAAGAGCTATCAGTATGATATTGACCAGCTCGCAAAAACAATTGATGATGCAAACAAAGAATTACAAGAATTGGAGCAAAACGGAGAAGCGTTTTCTTCTGCGTTGGGCGGTGAAACTCCGACTTACAAATACAAAGAACTTGAATCTGAGCTTGAGTCATTAAGTCAAGAAATTGATGTGGCAAAGGCAAAATGGGACGAATTGCGTGCGTCAAATACTGGTGGAATTAATGATGAAGAAATTAAAAGCACCTTAGAAAATCTCGATCTTCTGTACGAAAAATATAGTGCAGTAGAAGCGAAAATGCGCGAAAAGGAAAAATTTGGTACTGATGTAATCAAAACCGAGCCAGTAAAAGAAGCAGCTGCAGCAATGGAAAAGTTGGCTCAGCAAGAAGAAAAGCTGGCCAGTATCAATGACCGGTTAAAAACCTCTTATGATGACGTAAAAGATAGCATTGACAGCTATTCAAACTCGGCGAATAATTCAGCGACTAAAAACGCATCAGACAACGCGTCAAAGTTGGCAAAATCCAATGAAAAGGTTGCTGACAGCGGAAAGAAAGCCGCAAATTCAATGAAAGAAACCGGAAGCGCGGCGGGAAATGCCAAAAACGGAATTATGATGTTGTTAAAATACGGTCTAGGCATCCGCTCATTATTCGTACTTTTCAATAAGCTGAGAAGCGCGGTTGTGGCCGGAATGTCCAACCTGGCGCAGGAATCCGGCTCAACCAACTCGGCTATCTCTATGTTGTGGGGCAGCTTGGAACGGCTCAAAAACAGTCTTGCGACAGCATTTGCGCCGATTCTTACAGCGATTGCACCGATTCTGTCAAAATTCATCGACATGCTTAGCACCGCGGCAACTTACGTAAGCATGTTCTTTTCGATGCTGTCTGGTAAGAAAACATATACTCGAGCATTAGCTGTTCAGAAGGATTACGCGGCATCTCTAAGCGATACGGCATCGAGTGCGGAAGATGTAGCGGACGCAACCAACGACGCGGCAGATGCGGCAGATGCGGCCGCAGAAGCAACGGAAAAATACCTTTCCCCTCTCGATGATCTGAACAAGATGGATTCGAAAAGCGACAGCGGTTCCGGCAGCGGCGGTGGCGGCAAATCCCCGGGAGCTGGCGGCGGTGGAGGAGGAACAGGCAGTGCACCGATGTTCACGGAAGAGCAGATCCCTAACGCTTTTCTGGATAATCTGCAGAAAGTTTTTGATTTACTGAAAAAGATTAAAGACCTGTTTATGTCCGGCTTCTGGGATGGCCTTGGAGATTACAAACCGCAGCTTGCAGAGCTGAAAAAGGATCTGGCATCCATCAAAAGGAATCTTGCGGAGATCTTCACGGACCCGGAAGTAGTAGGAGCTGCGAAACGCTTTGCAGAATCTGTAATCTATAATCTCGGAGTTGTGGCCGGATCAATAGCAAGCGTCGGCCTTACACTGGCTGTTAATCTTGTAGGCGGTTTTGAAAGCTATCTGAGCAGAAATAAAGATAGAATCAAGAAATTTTTGGTTGACGTTTTCAATATCGGAACTGAAATTGCAGATGAATTCGGACTTATCGCGAAAACGATAGCCGAAGTATTTGCAAAAACGTTTGGCACACAAACAGCGCAGGATTTGACCGGAAACCTTATCGGGATTTTTGCATCTTTAGGTGGCTTGGCTGTAGAAATTTTTGCAAGATATGAGCGAGATAAAATGTATCTCGCATGGCAGCCTTGGATTGACAACAAAGATAAATTGATCGAAGCAATCAACGAAACAATCGCACCGATCCAGCACCTCGCGCAGGTTATCGAGGACTTTTTGAACGACACATCCGACAAAATTATTGCATTTTATGATGAGAGCGTTAAGCCATTTATTGATGACATCGAATCAGGCTGTGCGTCTATTTTGGAAACATTGCTTGATCTTTATAATAGTTATGTAGCGCCTATCATCGATGAATGGGGAACGCGGCTCGAAGATTTGATTAATGGACCTCTTACAGATTTTGTCGATAAATTCCTTGATGTGTGCGCAAAAATCATTGATGCGCTACAGCAAATTTGGAATAACGTTCTTGTTCCCCTTATTAATTGGATTCTTCAAAATGTAATTCCGTTATTGGCTCCTGTAGTACAATGGCTAGGCGACGCAGCTATTGATTTATTGGGCGCTGCGGTAGAAATGGCGAACGGAATTCTGGATATGCTCGGCGGGTTGATCGATTTCCTTGTTGGTGTGTTTACGGGCGACTGGAAAAAAGCTTTTTCCGGTGCAGGACAAATAGCACAGGGATTTGCGGATACATGCGGCGCTGTAATTGAATGGATTGGAGACTATATTTTAACTCCATTTATGTCACTGGTGAAAAAATTATTCTCTGTTGACTGGGTAAAATATTTTGGCGTAGCTGGCATTGCTCCGCAGGTGCTTTGCGATTTGATTAAGTCAATATTCAAAACTATGAAAAACGTATTTATTGGGATTATGAATTTTATTAAATACGCGTTTACTGGTGACTGGCGGAATGCTTGGCAGAGCGTCAAAAATATCTTTTCGAGTATCATGAGCGGAATTGGTGATGTTGTGCGTGCTCCGATTAATGGGATCATCAGCATGGTTAATCAGGCAATCGGAGCAATCAATAATCTGATCCGCGGCGTGAATAGAATTCCGCATGTAAATATTCCAACTATCGGAAGAATCCCACATCTGGCATCCGGTGCGGTCATCCCACCAAACCAGGAGTTTCTGGCAATGCTCGGAGATCAGAAAAGCGGAAACAATATCGAAGCACCAGAGGGGCTTATCCGTAAGATTGTCCGGGAAGAGTCTGGAAAAGGCAATGGAAGCTATACTTTCGTTGCACAGTTGGACAGAAAAGTCCTGTTTAAGGAAACAATCAGCGAAGCAAAGCTGCAGCAGATACAGGGTGGAAATAACCCATTCGAGCTGTCTACGACTTAAGGAGGGCATACATGGCACAAAATCATTTACAGTTTGATGGCTACACGCCGCCAGATGTTGACGAAGATGGTTACACTATTGCTTTTGCAGCAACATCTTCGGACGATTCCGGGCGGCTTATGAACGGCAAAATGGTCAACACAAGGTTATTCACCATTGAAGCGTATAACCTTAAATGGACCGATATTACCCTTGAAGCAGCAACGGAAATCCTTTTAAAGACTGTTTTCAAGTCTCAGTTCAATTTCCATTATTTCAATATCAAAACCGCAAAATGGGAGACACATGCATTTTATGTTGCAAACGTTGACACAGCGATATATTCCCTCAAAGAGGGCGAGGAAAAATGCACAAGTCTTAGTTTCCAGGTAACGAGGATTGACCCATCATGAAAAATGTAAGCACAGAATTTAGGGAAAAAGTAGAAAACGGTTCGGCATGTTATGCGTACGCAAACGTGGTTTTACGGAACGGCACAAAATTGACTCTGGATCCGTCCAAAGATTTTCGAATTGACGGTAACAGCATCACCACTAATGGGGGAAGTTCATTCCCCCTCGGTGTGGCGCTTTCAAGAACAATAGAGCTTAATTTGGATAACTACGACGGAAGATTTGATTCCATTGACTTTTACGGCGCAGAAATCACGCTTTTTACGGGAATGACGCTGGAGGATGGAAGCGTAGAAAAAATTAAAGAGGGAATCTTTTCTGTAGTTGAGCCGACCACGCCGGGATCCACAATTACGCTTGTTGCTGCAGATTACATGGCGAAAACATCCGATAGTTACGTTGCAAATACGACGTTTCCGGCGACTGTACTCACTATCTATCGGGATGTCTGCATTCAGTGTAATCTTGTTGCTGGCAGCGCGAAATTCACAAATGGTGATTTCGTGGTAGATGCAATTTCTGAAAATGTTACCTGCAGGGATATGCTCGGATATATCGCTATGATTGCTGGCGGTAATGCCATATGCGATTCCAACGGTGCTGTTATTATTAAGAGCTATGATTTTTCCGGCCTTAAAAAGTCAGATGGCACGTATGATTACACGAAAGCACAGAATTTTTCTGGATTTCAGAAGAATCCGAGCATTTCGACAGATATGATTCGGATAACCGGAGTTAAGGCGGAGAATGACGATGGAGACGAAAAGCAATCTTATATTGTAGGTTCGGAAGATTACTGCTTCTTGATCGAAAATCCATTGATTTCCGGCAAAGAAGCACAGGCACTGCAGCTAATCGGAAATGTTATTGTTGGTCTGGAATTTTACACTTTCCGCGGAGATCACATTTCAAACCCGCTTGCTGAGTTTATGGACCCGTGTTTCGTGCAGGATATGAAAGGAAATCTTTTCTTTTCGGTTCTGAGCAATATTACTTACACGTACCTTGGCAGTACGTCTATTTCATGCGATACAGACAGCCCAGAAACCGTAAAGTCGCAAAAGGCGACATCTGGCTCGAAAGTATACCAGAATCTCAAAAAGCAGCAGCAGGTTATTAAAAAAGAATTTGAAAAACAGATGGACGCTCTCGAAAAACAGGTTTCCAACGCGCCCGGAACCTATATTTCAAGCGAAGTGCAGCCGGACGGCAGCAGCATCTACTATCTGCACGATAAGCCTACACTTGCGGAATCCAAAAGTGTTTTCAAAATTACAGCTGATACAATCACAGCATCGACCGACGGCGGAAAGACTTGGAACGGTGGATTTACTGTAGATGGAGTCATGATAGCTAAGATCATGACTACTATCGGCATCAATTTCGATTGGGGAGTTGGCGGAACCCTTATCATCCAGGACAGAAACGGAAAACAGACCGTCTACATGGATGCTGAGACGGGAGAAGTCCGGCTTAGCGTGGTTTCTCTTTCCATTCAGGGCGAAACGGTGGCAGATATTGCCGAAAAAAAAGCGGAATCTTCTCTGAACGACTTTAAGAGCAATATATACAACCCTATGATTTCCAACCTGCAAAAGCAGATTGACGGTCAGATCGAAACGTTCTATTACGATTACGAGCCTACGCTCAACAACGTTCCGGCGAAAGAATGGGATACCGAGGAGAAGAAGACGGCTCATGAGGGAGACTTATTCTATTGGAAGTCGAAAGGCTATGCGTACCGCTTCCAGAAAGACGGATCGGCGTGGAGCTGGCAGCTCGTACAGGATACCGATATCACGCTTGCTATGCAGAAAGCCGCAGAAGCCAAAGACACAGCAGACTCAAAGCGCCGCGTTTTTACAGCTACGCCGTATCCTCCGTACGATGTAGGTGACCTGTGGGTGGGCAATGACACTTCCGATCTTATGAGATGCCAGCGCTCACGCCAGTCCGGCTCCTATGATGCGTCTGATTGGATCAAGGCAGTTAAGTATACAGATGATTCTGAGCTTAACAACTTCATTTACACTGATTATGCAGAAACGCTTGTCGAAATCTCTAATTCGATTGACAAGAAAGCCGAAACGTGGTTCCAAGCAACAGATCCGGCGCTCCAATGGACAGATAATAGCACATCTGAACCATTGCAGGACCATACCGGCGCAAATATCACAGACAGCACCGGCGCAAACATTCTGACCGTATGGGAACGCGAAAAAGCGGCTCATAACGGCGACTTGTGGCATAACACGACTAACAATGTCGAATACATCTATAAGGACGGAAGCTGGCATGAAATGAGCGTTCCAGACGATGTTTTTGACAAAATCGACGGCAAGGCGCAGATTTTTGTTGGCGAACCGATTCCCCCTTATGACGTAGGCGATACATGGTTCACCGGAACAACTATCCTTGTCTGCGTAGTTAAGCGCACATCTGGAAAGTATAATGCGTCCGACTGGGCGAAAAAAGATACTTATACAGACGATACCGCGCTTGAAAACTTCCTTTCCGGCGACTACAAAGAGACTATTGCCAACTTGTCTACTCAGATTGACGGTAAGGCGGAAACGTGGCGGCAGAGCACTGATCCGGCGGCCAATTGGACAACGGATGAGCTGAAAGCCCAGCATAAGGGCGACTTGTGGAACAACACAGAGAACCAGAAAACTTATATCTATAATGGCTCAGCATGGCAGGAAATGACATCAACGCCGCCACGAGCCGTATTTGACGCGATTGATGGAAAGGCTCAGATTTTCGTTAAGCAGCCAACTACGCCGTATGATGTGGGTGACTTATGGTTCGATTCTTCCAGTGCAGATATTATGACCTGTACGACTGCGAGAGAGAGCGGAAATTTTAATGCTGCAGACTGGGAAAAAAGAAATAAATACACGGATGACTCCTCACTTAATAGCTGGATCAAGGGAGACTATGCAAAAACACTCGAGGATGTGCAGACGCAGATAGACGGCAAGGCGGAAACCTGGAGACAGAGCACAGACCCGTCTAAGTCGTGGACAACGGACGCACTGAAAAAGCAGCATAAGGGTGATCTGTGGTACAACACGACCGAGCAGAAATCCTATATCTACAACGGTAGCGCGTGGGAACAGATGAAAGCAGAGCCGCCGAGCGGTGTCTACGATGCCATCGACGGAAAGGCTCAGATTTTCGTAAGCCAGCCAAAACCTCCGTACTCTGTAGGTGACCTCTGGTTTGACTCATCGACCGCGGATATCATGACCTGCGTAACCGCCAGAGAGTCCGGCTCGTATGTTGCCGGAGACTGGCAGAAGAGAAATAAATACACGGACAACTCCGCGGTAGATGCACTGGACAAGGCCTTAACACAGCTTGAAATTTTTAACAGACTCACCAATAACGGCGCTGCACAGGGCATTTTCTTGAAAGATGGAAAACTGTACCTCAATTTCTCGTACGCACAAGGAGGAACCTTAAAACTTGGCGGAGTTAACAACGGCAACGGTCAAGCGGAAGTGTATGATTCCAGTGGAAATAAGATCGGAAGCTGGAACAAAGACGGTTTTAATTTGCAAAAAGGTTCCATATATGGTACGCAGATCCACCTTGAGTCACAAAATGACTATATACAAGGCACGGTCAACGGAAATGAAGCTGTCAAAATCTCCACAGGCGGCGTAAAAGTTGACAGTACGGCTAACTGGGGACTTGGCGTTACTCGGAAAGAATATATTTTTGAAATGAATCCGTACTTATTCCCTGGCGTTCGATTGCTTGATCGATCAACGGGAGCTGGAATTGGTAGCACGTGGACAAGCGGACACTTCGGAATGTGTTACACGGACGATCTTTCCGGATATTCCTCTGTCACTGATTCACTCTCGAATTATGGCGTATACATGAAAGCCGGAAAAGAGGATGCAAACGGCGGCTTCTATGTAATAGGAAATGGACTTGGAAAAGGTTCACATGTAACCACAGAGGGAATCTATACTTCTGGAACCAAAAATAGAATTGTAGATACCGAAAACTACGGTCAGCGTCTCCAGTATTGCTATGAGATGCCAAGCCCGTTCTTCGGAGACATCGGAGAAGCGGAAACGGACGAAAACGGCCTGTGCTACGTTCAGATTGACGATATTTTCGGCGAAACAGTGCTGAGAAATGACAAGTATAACGTGTTCTTGCAGAAAGAGGGATGCGGCGACCTGTGGATCGAGGAAAAAACGGCAGACTACTTTTTGGTCAAAGGAACACCAAATCTTAGCTTTTCATGGGAGCTGAAAGCTAAACAGGCAGATTACACGCTAGAAAGACTGGAAAAGAACGAAACTTCATATGAAGAAGAGCCGGAATTGGACTACAGCGAAATCGGCTATCAGACGTATATTGATTATGTAGAATCGAAAATCATAGCATGAAAGGAGCACGTATGAAAGTCTTAACAAGTTTTACTAAATTAGTAACCGGTGAGGGCATCCGGATCGCTTACACCTATTCAGAGGTGGATGATTCCGGCGACCTTATCAGTCAGAATAACCGCGGCAATTTTGTCGCGGTTAACCCGGAATTGAAAAAGCATATCGCTGCAATTGATGAATATATTGAAAATAATCAGCTCAATAAGGAGGGAAACTAATATGGCAAATTTCACAAACTACACAGAAAAAACAGAACCGGTAGACACCGACCTTGCTCTTATCTACGACACACCAGCCAAAGTGAATAAAAAGTTTACTTTCGGTAATCTGTGGAAATGGATTGCTAAGAAAATCGTGTCTGAGGGTATCTCTCAGCTCGAGACGACTAATAAGACAATCCCGGGAGCCATTAACGAACTAAATAGTAACCTGCCAGTAATAGAGTTTTTAACAAGAACCATCACTGCGACATCCGAAAAAGTATACGATTTGCAAATTAAAGTTACGGAATACATTATCTTCTCAATTTGGCCAGAAGATCGAATGGGGTGGCGGTATACTGTAACTCGTGGAGTAAGTGGAATAGAAGCTACTCAAAATTGGGCCATTTGTTTTTTCGAAAATCCGACAGGTAATTTTACTTTCAAAGTTGCAGTTTTGAAGATTAAATAAATAAAATAACCACTTGTTTAGCAAGTGGCTTCCGATAAATTAAATATAGAATGGGATATTCACCCAAGTGGATTTCTCAGAGCCGAAGGGGTATCGGCTGATTTCAACTTACGAAAAGGATCGCTTATTTAGCGGTCTTTTTTCGTTGGGACAATATTCTGTAAAAACATCAGAACCGTCCCGGCAACATCGGCGTGCGATCCGGCATCGGGAGACCGCTATTTCCTCATCTGATCCGGCACACCACAGCTACAAATGCGATAGACCACGGCATGGACGTGACGGATCTGCAGAAACTCCTCGGTCATACGCGGATCAGTACCACGATGATCTACGCAAAAGTAACGCAGGAAAACGTAAGATACAGCCATCACCGATACGTAGTCTAACAAGCCTACAAAGAGCCGTGAGAAAAAGAGTACAATGTTCCTAGAAATCCAAACTTTTGGGAAAAGGAGCATCGACAAATGAGAATTGACAGATCATTAATCAGTAACACGAACACTTACAGTGAGAACGATCCTAAATGTATCGTAGTCCACAACACGGATAACTTCGCCGCCGGAGCAGACGCGCTGGCACACGCACGAGCGCAGTATAACGGCAATTTTCAGAATATGTCCGCACATTATTACGTGGATGATGGTGACACCGCCTATCAGGCGGCACCGCACAGCCGTGGGTGTTGGCACGTCGGGGTTAATTACGGCGGTAATAACCTGTTTGGACGCTACGGCAACCGTAGCAGCATCGGCGTTGAGATGTGCGTGCAGGCGGGATATAATTACGAAAAAGCGTTTCAGAACACGGTAGCGGTCGTCAAAGAGATCATGCGGGAGACTGGTATTCCGGCAAGTCGCGTATACCGCCACTACGATATCTGTAGCAAGCACTGCCCGAGCCAGATCATCGAGAGAGGTGATTGGGAGCGGTTTAAGAGCCTGATCAGTGACGCGGCATCGGTCGAACAGCCAGAAAGCGGAAAGTATGAGCCTGGTATTTACAAGGTCAATACCGACCTTAATATTAGAGAGCAGCCGAACGCAGACAGCCGACGAGTTGGAACGATCAAAGACCGCGGCAGCTACACGGTGACAGAAATTCAGAATGGAAGCTGGGGACGGCTGCTCTCCGGTGCGGGCTGGATCAACTGCCATGCAAAATTTTGCACTTATGGCGGCGCGGCCAAAGAATCCACCTCAAAAGCGATCGCAGTCGATGGTGTGTGGGGTCATGAGCTGACCAAACGCTTGCAGGAGATTTTTAAGACTGGAGTAGACGGCGTGATCAGCGATCAGCCAACAGCCAATAAAGAATACTGCGCTGGCATCGCGGCGGCCGAATGGTCTGATAAACTGTCCGGCGGCTCCGATCTGATCAAGGCCATGCAGAGATGGGCAGGAGTAACCGCGGACGGCTACATCGGACCGCAGACCATCCGCGCGCTCCAGAAAAAGCTCGTCACACCGGTAGACGGCGTGATCAGCTACCCGTCTGCGATGGTCAAGGCTTTACAGGAGTGGTGTAACCGCCAGTAAAAAAATATAAAATATATCAAAAGGCGTGGGGATTTCCCTACGCCTTTTTTTATTGCAAAAAATAAAAAAACTAAAATAACCTATTGACGTATACGTCAATGAGTGGTATTATATAATCAAAGTTAAGGCATAACAAAAATCAAGGAGGAAATTAAAATGGAAAAAGCAAAAAAAATTAAAAGTCTGGAAGGAATCCAGAGAGTAAGATTTAATGATTTTTCGGAGTACGAATCAGAGAAGTCAGCAAACGGTGGAGCGTATGGCTTCTGGACGGACTACACCCGTTTGGAAAACGGGATGTGGGAGGTTTCCTACGGAACCACCGCAGAATTTGACTTCTGCCCGGTGTGCGGAAGCTTCGATGATCACCGTCTCGAAGACGGAACTTACGAGTGCGGTGAGTTCCAGACGGTCAGCGAAGAGGAACTGATCGAAGAAATCAATAAATTCGTTGAGACAGACGACGAATTTATTGAATATAAAGGAGAAAAACAATGAAAATAAAAGAAATCCGGAACGCCTCCGGCTTAACACAGGAGGCGTTCGCAAGAAAATACAACATCCCGAAGAGGACTCTTGAGGGATGGGAGGCGGGAAAAAGAAACCCGCCGGGGTATGTGCTTGAACTGCTTGAGAGAGTAGTAAAAGAGGATACCGAAAAAACAGAAAAGGAGAAAACAGAAATGTATTACAATACGATAATTTTAAAACATGGTGTAGGAAGCTACACAAAGAAACAATTTGATAATTTCGTCGAAGGAGATTGTGTTTGCGGTGAAAACGCAAACCCGGAAGAGCTGAAACGTTGGTCTAGCGACCAGTACGGATTAGCAAAAGCCGAGTTAAACAAATACAAATGCTCGTACAAGAAAAGCGGCGGATACGTATTTGCAGACGAATACGCGCTCGAATACTGTAATACGGACGAAGACGGGGAATTTCTCGATGGATCAGACCTCGATCTCGCGGAAAAAGAAGCATGAGAAAAAAATAAAAGAGTCGTGCCATTTTGACACGACTCTTTTATGTGAAAAAAGCAAAAACACTTGAAAAACCAGACAAGTGATCCGGGAAAACAAAGGAATCACAAACGAAGTTATAAACAAAATTGAAAACGAGCGTGAAATGATGGAAAAAGAAAAGGTTTGAGGAGAAAATAGAAAAAAGTTATAACGCGATAGCAAAAAACAAAGAATGGATGGAAAAGAAAAAAGAGGAAGAATGACAATTAAAGAAATAAGAGAGCATTCCGGACTTTCACAAGGGGAGTTTTGCAAGCAGTACGGGATCCCAAAAGGGACCCTGTGCCATTGGGAGAGCGGGGAAAGAAAGCCACCTTCATACGTGCTCAATCTTCTGGAAAAAGTAGTGGAGCAAGATAGAGAAAAATGAGTTGTAGAAAAACCGTGTCAAAAATTGACGCGGTTTTTTATTTGACATGATGGACACAATATGCTAGAATCTGAATGTGTCATTTTCGTGTCATGTAAGTGTTGGAAAATGGCGTATTTATGGGCATTTTAGGTGGTAAGGAAACTTGACTTTTAATCAAGTTGTCCGGGGTTCGAATCCCCGATGCTTCACTAATTGAAAAGGCTGGAAACCCTTGATTTTACTAGGGTTTTCAGCCTTTTTACGTTGTCGGAATGAAATTATCGAAAAATCAAAGTAAGGTATTGTAGAGGAATGTAGAGGAATGTAAATGTGTCATTTTCGTGTCATATCGTATCACATGGAAAGAGCAGCTTCCACCGCTCCGGCGGTATCCTCTTTTTCCAGCATGATGTGATTATAAATCCTCAAAACCATTGCTTCGTCATCCCCAAGAAGAGACGCAATATTCTTGATCGAGATACGCGGGATCTGGTAGCAGAGCGACGTACAATAGTTGTGGCGGAAAATATGGGCTGTGAGTCCGCAGACGGGCTTTTCGGCGACTCTATTCATTTCCTTTATGATTCTTTCCCACTTCCGGCGGTAAGAGGATTTAGACACCATTTTGCCGTCCTGCATGGAAAACAGAAGTGTTCCCTTGATGCAGAACCGCACGTAGCTTTCCAGCGACGTATAGAGCTGCGGCGGAATTGGAACCTGCCGGAATCCGTTCTTCGATTTCGGTTCTTTGATGCTCGGTTTTCCTGCATCATCAAATTCAACGGCCTTGTTCACGTTGATGATCTTTTCGGAAAAATCAATATCGAACCGAGTAAGGGCGAGAACTTCTCCACATCTTAATCCGGTACAGTACAGGATATCCACAAAAATTCGATCAGATGGGGATAACTCAGCATCTTGCATCGCCTTTTTCTCGTTTGCGGTCAGCGGCCGCTTTTCATCTGCTTTGTAGTCAATCGGCTTCATCACGTCCTTTAGATCCTCGAGCAGGTTGGCAGGATATAAACGGTCATGTACCGCGGCCTTCATGATCTGAGAGAACGTGATCTGTAATTGCTGCTGGATGCGTTTCTTTCCGGCCGCGTCGTTAAGGACTGTCTGGTAGTGGATCGGCAGGACATCGCAGAGCCGCACGCCGTCCATCTGCCGCAGATGCTTTTCGATGATGTTCCGGTACATCCGCTTCGTGTTGTTCGTCGCTTCGGCTTTGTAGACGGTCAGCCACCGCCCGGCGTAGTCCAGGAACAGGATGTTCTTGTCTCGGACGGTTTCGAGGTTCTTAATCTTGTCGTTGTAGGTTGCCACCTTTGTTTCCAGATCCTTACTGCTTTTCTTCGATCGGATCGTGATGTAGTGCTTTTTTCCATCAACATAACTTCCATCCCACACACGAGCTTGAAAATACCCGTTCTTTTGCTTTGTATATTTCGCCTTTGCCATCTATAGGCTCCTTTCGTTTAGTGGCTGGAAAAGCCACAGAGACGGCGCAAAATGGGTGCAAAAAAGCGGCCGCAAACAGACGGGAAAAAATAGTCGAAAAAAATCGAAAATTTTCCCGTTCCACTTGCGAAGCCGCCGGAAGTGTGATAACATAATCATGTTCATTAGATTATTCCTTCCGGGGAGTAACCTCTTATGAAAGGCCTAACAGATTGCGCCACAGTCTGTTAGGCCATTTTTTATTATCTATACATAATACGGATTCGGTTTTCCGAGAATCGCAAACAGGTCGATAATCCAGCCTATTCCGAAAAGACCCATAGTACAGAGGTACAGGATACCCATTCCGAACTTTCCTTCGTAAAATTTGTGTCCGCATAAAGTAAAAAGACACAGAAAGAAAGCAACCCATTTATTTTTTGGCTTTCCTGTGACGTATACTCCTTGGCTTGCACTCGCCGCCGCAGCTGCTGATGAAGAAGCAGAAGAGGATGCGCTGCTACTGTTGTTGTTATTAATAATAACGTTCTTCTGATCTGTTTTAAGATCCTCAACCTGCTTTCCGCACTTAGGACACACGACACAATCCGCATCAATAACCTGTCCGCAATGTTTGCAATATTTTGTCTCTGCCATATTGACTCCCCCTATCTGCGCAGAACCGTTATAACCACGCCAAATTTAACCCATTCCCTCATCTCGTCCGGGTTGTTGGGATCTATGGTTATGATATCCCCATACCCGTTTATCGGCTCCATTCTGCACGGTTCCGACTGGATAAATTTACGGATGTACGCCCGCCCGTTCTTTTTATTGACCAGGACGCATGTATCACCGTCCCTGGGCGGCCGCTTCGAGATTCCGATGATATCACCCTTGATATATACGGGATGTAAGTGGTTCGATGTTATCCGGATGCCACAGTGTAGCCGCTCTCCGTATTTCTCGATATATTCCGGGCAATACACATGCTCTTCATGCGCTGAATCGAGAATCATCCCATCTTCCATGTTTCCTGTCAGAAGCAGGACATCCAACATGTTTGCTGGATCTTCTTCTTTGGCTTTCATCTCAAGCTCGAATTCTATTTTGGCGTTTATGTAGGCTTTCTGCCGATCTGTTAATTTGCGGAATTTATTCAGCACTTCAATCTCGATACTGCGTTGCCCGAACATCTCGTATAAGAATCTTCCTGTCAGCTCATAGAGTTTCGGCGCAAGCATGATACTGAACGTGTCCACGCGGCGGGAAATGATGTTCCGGTAAGAAGATGCCGAAATTCCCAGCTTTTTCGCGAAATCACATTGAGTATACCCGAGCTTTATGCGTTCTTTTTCCAGATTTTCCGCAAATGTGTCTAACATCTCTTTCTTTGTAGTCACCTTAAATTCCCCCTTTGTATCAAGATTCTGACGAAAATTATCAAGCAAAAGAGCAAGCACACATGAAATTACGTCAACATCTTGTGCGGTATCCGGTGTAATATAAGTATAAAGATGTTATACGGAAAATTTTATCATATTTTTAAAAACTGTCAATAAGGAGGGGAGAAAAAAGTTGAAAAATTAGCGATTCTGTATATCGAAATAGGCAGATACGTGGCGCACGGTTGATATTCTTGAACACATGTTCTATAATCGTGGTATCACTATTTTGATTAAGACTGTCAGGGAGGTACATAATCATGAGAGATGAACAACCGGAAGACAAAAAGAAAGAAATAAAACAGATGATTGAGCAAATAGAAAGTGAAAAGATGATTGAACTTATCTATTGGTTCGTCAGAAGAGGATACAAAGAAGAAAGAGCGGGGGAGTGATCCCCGCTCTTTTTGTGTCACATAACGAATTTTTCAAAAAAATCACAAAGCAAATCTTTTTTCTCTGGGCTTAGCTTGTCGTAATAAAGAACGATTCTTTTAAATCTGCTATCGTTAAGTCCTATTTTCATTGCCACATCGGCGTATTCAGCATCAATTTCTTTTTCTTCCTTAAGGTCTGTAAGATCAGTCATTCCTATTCTGAAATAATCAGCCAACGCTCGTATTTTTCCAGTACCAGGCATTGCTTTTCCTGTACACCACATATTAAATGTTGTTACGTTTACTCCAAGGTCTTTAGCAACATCTTTCTGCATTTTTTGAGACAAGGCAATGTAACGATTAAGATTTTTCGCAAAAATTTGTTTCTGCTCTTCATCTGTCAACGGGTTCTCACCTCCTTCCTCTATAGAATACATCACTTTCATAAAAAATTCAATACTAAATCCAATTATTTTGGATTTTGGTGTTGACAATTCAACTAAATTGGATTATGATATAACCAACAAGACAGGAAGGAGGAAAATATATGCCGAAGATTTCACTTGAGGCGGTTCGCGTTAATGCACGCTATACCCAGAAAGCTTGGGCAAAAGAGTTTGGTGTTTCCAATTCTACAGTTCTTAATTGGGAGAAAGGAAAAACAGAACCTACTCTTTCTCAGCTTAGAAAAATGAGTGAATTATCTGGTATTCCGATGGATTTTATTTTTGTACCAGATAAATCCAATTAAATTGAATTGGAGGAGCAAATTTGAACAAGGTGGTCTATGTGATGGATTGCGGAGACTTTGTGAAAATTGGTGTTTCATCCAATGTAAAACGAAGATCGCAGGAAATTCCATACGAAGTAAAAAGAACTTTTTCAACGGAGCCTTTAGAAAATGCTTTTTCTCTTGAAAAAGAGATGCATGATTTCTTTGCAGAGAACAGATGTGATGACACAGATGGACGAGAGTATTTTTCGGTTCCGTTTGAAAAAGCCGTAGAGGTTTTAAAAAATAAAGACCCGAGACTCCATCGAAAAGAAAAAGATTTGCACAAAGAGAAAATCATGCTAAATGTAATTTCCAAACTGTATTACATGAACGATTTTGACCTTGGCTATCTTGCTGGACTTGCTGATTTCACAACAATTCCAGAGGAAGATGAGGAAGCAACTTTTTTTGAACATGGAATAAGGGCGCTTACGGAGCTTAGCCATGATGATCTAAAACTGGTTTTGGTTTACGCTACAGCGTTCCGAGACAAAGCCGAAGCGGACAAAGCCCGGTTACAGAAAACGTAAGGAGGGAACATGAAACTCTTAAAAAGATTTATTAACTGGTGGCTTTTCACACCGCGAAAAACGTTCAGTGAAAAACACCCAGACTTCCCAATGTACTTTTCAGTAGTGTGCCTATTGCTTGTAATGTGTCGCGAAGAAATGGAATGGTTAGCACATCATATGCTTCAAGCAATGCAATTATTGAAATGGTGGTAGGGATCAAAAAACGCAGATGATCTTTCCTTTTGTATCGAAAATACATTTTTCCAAAATCGGTTGGCTCATAGAGGTAATGACCGAATAAAATTCGAGGTACACGATGTATCAGTTCGTACTGGCAGAGAAGAGATATAGATTTTTTACGATAAAAAATCGAACTCTTTAATATTGGCAGGGTTCGGACAATGAATTTTTGATAAAGGGAAAGTTCAAGGTGTGAATAATCTGGTATTTGCATAATTTAGTAGCTCCTTTCAAATGGAGTATAGCACACGAAAGGTGTAAAGACTATGGGAATCTTGAAAACATTACTTTCGTTACCACATCTGGCGGACGATCTGGAAAGTGAAGAGTATGCAAGTGCAAAGCTGTTCGGAAAAATCGCAGATCTGGAAAAGAAAATCGAAAAACTGGAAGCCGGAGAGCCGCGGCCGATCACCAAAGAAGAACTTGAAAAAGTCGCTGCGGCAGATGAACTTTACCGACGCATCCGGCACTGGAACGAGAAATATTAAACAGCAAAACGCAAACAGGGTCTTTGCAATTTGCTTAGTAACGTTATCATAACGTTACGCTAACAGGGACGTAGCGTCACAGTAACGCCCCTAGAATAAGAATAAGAATAAGAAAAAGATATAAAAACATATATTGAGCATCGCAAGCGCTGCTCGGTAAGAAAATAGCTTTTTCTTGACCACAGAAAGAAGGTGGAAGCATGAACGAAATGATTATCACGAATGCAGAGTTCGGGAGTATTCGAATCGAGATGCGAAACGGAGAACCGTGGTTCGTTGGCTCCAGTATCGCAAAGGTCTTGAAGTACCAGAACCAGCAGAAAGCCATTCGGGACCACGTAGACGCCGAGGACAAGCTGACCGAACAAATCGTTCTGGCAGGTCAGCGACGGGAAGTGACGCTGATTAACGAATCCGGGCTGTATAGCTTGATTCTCTCGAGCAAGATGGAAGAAGCAAAGAGATTCAAGCACTGGATAACGTCGGAGGTTCTCCCGGCGATCCGGAAAACCGGTGGGTATCAGCAGACAGCACCGCAGGGAAAGGAACTTCTGGCTCTGGCAGTCCTCGAAGCGCAGAAAACCATTGAGGAACAGAAGCGAGCCATTGATCGGATGCGTCCGAAAGAGATTTTCGCGGACGCGGTGAGCGCAAGCAAAACGTCAATTCTGATCGGAGACCTCGCAAAGCTGATTAAGCAGAACGGGGTTGACATCGGCGAGAAGCGGCTCTTCCAGTGGATGCGGGAACACGGCTATCTGATCCGGAAGGACGGAGCCAGTTACAACATGCCGACGCAGAAGAGCATGGACCTTGGCGTTATGGAGATTAAGGAGTCAACCATAACCCAGCCGAACGGAAATGTTCGGATCAGCCGCACCCCGAAAGTAACGGGGAAAGGGCAGAGATATTTCGTCAACAAAATTCTATCCGCAATGGCATAGCAAAGAGGGCAATGCTAAGGAAAAGCGCAGCGTAGAATTGAAATGCGATGGCAAGGCAAAGAATAGACTGGCACAGAGACGCAAAGGAGCAGCAACGCGCGGGCATGATCAGCGATGAAAAAGCCAAACGTTGAGTAGAAAGGCTACGGAATAGCGATGCACCGTGATGAGCTGAAAAGTAAAGGAAGAGCTACGAAAGACGGGGCAACGAAAAGCCATGGAATGGCGCAGAACAGTAGAGCTGAGCGATGGAATGGTACAGCGAGCCAACGAACCGGAATGCTACGGAAAGGAATCGCAGGTCGGAGCAAAGGAATAGCACTGGAAGCCAGGATGAGCAACGGCATAACAAGGCAATTCATAGATGCGAGCGGACAAGCAAAGGAAATGAAGTGCGGCGGATTGATACGCAGGTGCGCAGCGAAGAGGGCAGAGCGCCGAAATCAAAAAATAAAAACGAAAAGGAGAAAGCAACATGCAGGAAATCAAAGTAAGATTAACATTCACGGAGGAAATTCTTGGAACAGCGGCGGCAGATAAGGAGATCCACAAGACCTATATTGCGTCTCTGGCACCGAATGCGCCAAGCAAGAAGGAAGAGGTCGAAGCAGTCGGCGTGGAAGAGACGATTGAAAAAGCAATGACCGTTTTCCCGAGAAACAAAGAGGGCGTGCCGATCTATTGGGACTACCAGATTAAGGGATTTTTCAAAGATGCGGCCGGAATGCTGCGTAAGGTCCCGAACACGAAAAGCTCGAAAATTAAGGCGTACAAGAAAGAGATTGACGGGCTGATTTTCGTGAAAGAGCGTCAGATCCCGATTCATTTTGACGGAGAGATCGGAAACTGCGAGCGGCCGCTGAGAGGACAGACACCGCAGGGCGAGCGCGTGGCGTTAGCAAACAGCGAGAGCATCCCGGCGGGGGCGTGGATCGAATTTACGGTGCAGTGCTTAACTGATGGATGGGCGGGAGCCGTGACAGAGTGGCTTGATTACGGAATGCTCAGAGGTCTTGGACAGTGGCGAAACTCAGGGAAAGGCCGCTACCTGTGGGACTGGCTGGACGAAAAAGGGAACGTGATAGGAGGAAACAGAAGTGTCCATAAGGACGGAAAATAAAAGCATCTACTGGGCTTGGAAAGCCATGAAACAAAGATGCAAAAATCCAAAATGCAAAGCGTACAAAAATTACGGAGCACGGGGAATAAAAGTTTGTGATGAATGGGAAAAATTTGAGCCGTTTTTAAGTTGGTGTTTAGAGAATGGATATCAAAAGGGCTTAGATTTAGACAGACGTGATAATAACGGAAATTATTCTCCAGATAACTGCAGGTGGATTTCACGAAAAGAAAATCTAAACAATCGAAGAAACACGATTTTCATTGATGTGAACGGAGAAATCCTTCCGGAAACTGTTTGGTCAGAAAAACTCGGAATAGATAGGGCGCTCATCAAGTATTGGATAAAAACAGGAGGAAAATCTTATGCAGAAAAAAGGGCAAAAGAAATTTTAAGGAATGGTTACAAACCGAAAGATTTTGGATATAGCCATAGAAAAGCGATCCAACACGTAGAAACAGGAATCGTTTTTGAATCTGTTAGGAAAGCGGCAAATTATTTTGGAATTGCTCCGTGTACTATTTCCAATGCAATGAGAAGCGGAAGGAAAACAGGAAAAGGTAAATTTGTTTGGGCAGAATCATAGGAGGAACATGGAAGAAACGACATGGGAGCAGGCGGAAGGCTTCGCAGTCAGCGTGATACGAGAAGCCAGAATAAGAGCAAAATTCTGGTTTACGGCGTGGCTGGTAACTTTCGTGGTGCTGATAACGGTTGTGGCGGCCGTGTTGGTGATGTAGTAAGGAGGTTCCCCGGATGGAAGAAATTACGAAAGCAGAAGCAGAAAAAATGATTTTCATGTTTCTGGGACGAGAAGTCCGGATCAAAGAAAAAGAAGAAAGTCGGATATCGTATCCGGCGCAGTATATGCGGAAATCTGAACTGCTGAAAATGCAGAATCCCCTGTTGGGGGAAACAGTGCTCGAGCGCGCCGAGAAATACGCACCGGCGGGGGTTGTGAGGAAAATCAACCCGATGAAGAAAAACAGCCCGCTTGTGTTCGACACAGTGGAGCTGGAGAAATGGAGGGCGAAGCATTGAAGAAAAAAATTGTAGCAGCAGAAGTGATTCTGTGGGTTACGGCACTCGTGGCCATCAGCAATATCAATTGGGGCGGGTTCTTCTGGTGCTTTTCACTGATGATTCTTGGATTCCTTGCTTTTCTGGCGGTTGACGCGGAGGAGAAGCGAAAGAGAACAGAAGCGGAAAAGGCAAAAAAGAAGAAAGACAGAGTGTTCCAGATGTGGTTGAGAATGTAAAAAATGCCCTCCGGAGAGACGAAGGGCATCCATAAAAAGACAACATCATCATAGCACATGAAAGGAGAAAAGGCAATGGGAATGAAAGGTTTTAAGGGATTCGAGAAAGATTTTTCCTGCGGAGGGAAACAGTGCGAGGAAAACACGACATATGAGGAGTACGGTGAGGGATGCTGCTATAAAGGCGTTATGCATTTCTACGAGGACCCGTGGGAGGTTCTGAACCATTACGACCTCGTGGATGGCAACGGAAATTTGTCTGAATTTGCGGAAGTGGAAGCATTGGGTCAGGTATGGAATGACGGAGAAAAGCGGGCAACAAATAAAATTCACGTCGGCGCAAAACTCGGACTTAAAGGGTTCTTGAAAGCGTGCATTGATTTCACGCTTGAAAAAACGAAATATGAGTCAAATGGAACGAATCTGTCCGGTAACTCCGCGCAGATCGGCTCGTCCGGTGACTACGCGCAGATCGGCTCGTCCGGTTACTACGCGCAGATCGGCTCGTCCGGTGACTCCGCGCAGATCGGCTCGTCCGGTTACTCCGCGCAGATCGGCT